CCGCCGTTTTTCTTGCCCCTCTTTCCAAATGCATAAGCATTTTTACAATACCAATTGACATTCCTTTTAACTTTTCACCAAATCTTATTAAAGTCTCATCGGAAGTCTTAAATTTCCCTACCCAATCGTCAAGTTTTTCAACACCAAGCATAAACAATTTTATTAAAACTTTTAGAAACGGAATAATTAAAGCTCCTCCCTTTTCAAGGACATCTCCCCATGCGTTTTTTAATTTATTCAAGCTTTCGGTATATGTATCTGTTTCCTCTTGTGCAAGAACCCACCCAGCCGCCAAAGCCTTATTTGCAATGGCGACTTTTTCTGTTTCAGTTTTTGCTGACCTTAACTGAGGTATATATCTTTGTAACATCGTGAATTCACCCTGATGTGCAAGAGCAACCATTTTCACGGCCGATTTCAAATCTACACTATACGCTTTTGATAAACCGATAGCCTGTTTTGTGGCCACATCTAATTTGTCACTGGATATTCCCATTGATATTCCCATTTGCATTAAAGACAATGAAACTTCGTCCCCCACTGATGTTAATGATTGAATATGAGAAGCATAATCCTTTAATTGTTCTACTGATATTTCAGCCGCCCTTCCGGAGGCCTTAATCGCACCCTCAAGTCTGCGTTCTGCCAATTCCTGCACACCTGCAAGATTTACCATTTTTTTAGCAAATAAAACAATACCAACCGCCGCCGCCGCCGCCGCAACTCCTATTGCAAGAAACATTGTTTTACTACTTTTAACAAATTTCTTTAATCCGCCCTGTGATTTAGCAAGCGCGTTTTTCCACTTTTTGTTATCAAGTGTTAAATGCCCCTCTACGGCTCCGACATTAAATGCCATTTTTAACCGCCTCCTTTTGTTTTCAACGCTTCCCAGCTTGCGGAAACTCTCTTTTTTTTATCTTTCGGTGTTTCTATACTCTGTTTCAAACTATCAATAACCTGCTTAAATCTCTCTGCCGATAATTGAGCCGTCCGATAATCGTAAATCCGATCAATACGCTTTTTTATTTCTATATCCGAGAACCATTTTATAACCCGGACATCTTTACTTAGCCAATCATAAACATTGCCGCCGAATACTGTCGCAAGTTCAATCGCTTTTACTTGCCAGCGGCCGACGCGTTTTTTTCCGTACCCGCCGTGAAGTTATCCGTGATAAAATTTATAATTTTCAGAAGCATTCTTGCGTCTGTCTTTATAAACTCATCCGGCGAAACTTCAGTTAAAGCCGCAAGTTGTTTTCTCATTTTCTCATGAGAACCCAACTCCTTATCCTCAAGAAGTTTTTCTATCTCATCAGTCACTTCTGGAATTATACCCTTTACAGTATATTCCTTTCCCCCAAGTGTAAATTCAATCGGTTCAACCAACTCTTCGTCAAAATTCTTTTTCATAAAATCTCCTTATGCAACTGGTTCTGCCATTCCCCATTTTGCTCCCCCATCATTCGGGTATGCCTTAAAAGTTACGGTAAATATTCTTTGAGTTTCTTCATCAAAAGTAAGTTCAACAGCAGTCCTCGGCGAACACTTATAAACTGTTAACCAGTCTGTGGGCGTAACGGAAACTATACCGTCGACTATCGGTTTTAATATAAGCTCTTTCGCCAAAGCCGCAAGCGAAATATTTACCGGATTTGACATTATCAATGTTCCGGCAACATCATCATAACTTGCGTGAGGCATAATTACTGCCAATTCCGCAAGAGAATTTCTCGCCAATGGTATTTCAACCGTTACCGTTGACCCCGTAATAATGTCATCAACATCACCCTTACTGTTTTCTTTCACGGGGGCTTCAGTAAGTTCTTCTCTGAAAATAACAGCACCGGCGGCCTCCCCTAAGCTCGTCCCGTCAAACGTCACATCACAAACACCCAAATCCTTAATGTTCAACTGTCCCATAATATTACCTCCTTATGGTCTACTTATTCTCAAAATATAATTTGTTGAGAATTCAAATCTTCCTTTTTCGTCCTGCCCTATACTCTGCGGAATTTGAATTGCTTCAGAACTGTCCACAATCCAAACACCGTCGTCTATTTCCGGCAATGTTAAACGTTTACCACCGTTAAATAACCAGTATGTTATATTTGCCAAATTTTTAGCTTCGTGATAATTAAACGCTCTGCTTATTATCTGTATATGTGTTTCTGTTTTATCCGGCAAATAATAATTACCAACGCCACCGGTTTCTATAATAACCGAGCATTTATCCTGTGCACCCTGCGATAAAAATCCGGCAAATAAATTCGTACCAATAACCAACACTGTTTTATCTTCAGTATATTTTGTAATTTCTTTTATCATCAAAATACCCTTCTTATTTCCCTTGCAATAATTTTCATATAATCATTTCTATATCGCGATAGTTTACTTTCCAAATATTTCGTGCCTGATCCCGGCTCCGTAAAATTTGCTTTAACTTCGTGATGTCTGGCCGCATAAGGAGTGTTGAGGCCGACGGTACCTATTACTTTAGTTCTATCTATTTTTACTGCCGTGTTGCCGCTTCCTCTTAATGTTCCTTCTTTCAAAGGGACGGTAGGAGTTTTTATTATGCAGTCATTGAGGCATTGCCCGGCCGCCTTCCACATACCTCTTTCAGTGCTACTTATCATTACTTTATCGGCCTTTTTTAATCGGCCTACCATTTTATCTACCCCTTTGAATTTCATGCTAAAAACACCTTCGTAAATTCAACGGAAAAGGCCTTCGGTTTTATGATTTTTATTATTGCATTTTTAATATCATTTATAGTAATCATATCGGCATGGATAATATCATAATCACCGCCGAAGGTTACCTGTATCGACGAGACAACCTCATTGCCTTTTACATCTTTTATAAGTTTTGTTTCGTAATCCACCCTTGCGGAAACGACACTTTCGGAAGGCGTAAAACTACTCCATTTATCGCTTACTCTGTTTTTAATATGAGTAACTGTATCGGTTAAATATTCCTGCATTATGCCGTACCTCTTAAAAATTTACTAAACTGATTGTTACTTTTTATTGGAGTACTCGAATTACTTAAATCAACAAGATTTTGAAATCCTCTATCTCCAAGCCTATCAATTAAAATTTGTTTATCAACTGGCAAGAGTATATGCTCACATCGAGGATGAAAAGGAGGCCGTATATCAAGCATTGGAAAATTAGGATCATTACCACTTATCGAAAATATGCGACCTTGATATTGATAGCATATATCGCTTGCAGGCTCATCCATCGCGTGAGCTGAAACTTGAACAAGATCGTTTCCATATTGTAGACTTGTATTTATTGTTCCCTGTGTGTTTGCTTCGCGCGTCCGGGTCCGGGCAAGCAGATCGGCATAAGATTCCATATTATAATGCCGGCCGTTTATGGTTATAAATTTGCCGTCCTCTGCATTTTTGAGTAACGCTTGAAGTATTTTATCAGAAGTCGTTGTCCGGGCTTCGCCGGAAACTATACCCTCGGCAATCATTTTGCTAATCGCTTTGTCCTGAATTTGTTTTTGCTGAGTTCGGCGTATCAAAAGATTGATAGATTTTTTCGCGCTGTTATTTGCAATCAATAAATCAGTAGCAACATCATCAATCAGCACGCTTACCGCGGAAGTATGTATTTGAGCGTCAAAATTTATATCGTCGGCAATTCCCATAATTTTTAATCTTGCGCCGGCCGCACCAACTCCGCGCTCATAACTTTTCGGCATAACGTCTTTTACCCACTCCTTCGCCTGTTTGTCGAGGGCGGATATTATCGCGTTGGTTTCTTTTAACAATTTTTCAGTTCTGTATCTCTGAAAATCAGTAAGGCCGATTGAGGCAATTTTCGCTTGAAGTTCTTTTTGTGCTTTGAGATATAATTTAGAAAGTTCTGTAATGTAAGAATCTACATAAAGCTTTTGTTCGGCAGCCCCGAGTTCACGAAAGAAAGCCATTTTTAGGCATCCTCGTCTCTTTCTTTTTGAACAGTATAAAAAGGCGCTTCCGTTTCAAATCCGGTCAGTAAACTTTTTGCAATGTCTGATATTTTAACTTCACCGTCAAGATTATATTTTTCTTTAACGATCCCGGCTTCGGCAACGCCCTGTGATTGAAGCGCTGACCGGCGGAACATTTCGTCTGCGAAGGCCACAAGCATAAGAGCCTGTTCGCATTGCGCAAATTTCATATTGTCCGTTGCGTCATCCGGGAAAGAATAATCAGAAATGCTGTTTATCTGCCGGTATGCAGTAATTAAAGCGGCCTCTTTATCCGGTTCGCTTAAACTTGCCGGCCAGTATTTTGAAGCGCCTATTCTTTCCGCAAAATAAGTAGTCGCGTCAGCTACATCTATCCATGAATTTGTCCCTACGTCTATGGCCATTGGTTTATTAAAGTAGGGCGGAGCCGAAGCCCCACCCTACAAATAATCCTACTTCTTTACGAAGTTTTGCAGCGTCTTAGCTGTCTTGTTTCGCCGATTCCACCGCCGTGTCTGCCCCACCCTGCGATCGTATCCGTAAAAGCGAGGATGTTGGTTTCAGCAAGCAGAGTCAAGTCCATTCTGTAACCGCCCTTCATTTTCTTGCCGGGAACGGCCACATAGTAGTCTGTCTGATTTTTCTTCAACATCAGAGTGTAAACCGGCTGAACATTAAAGACGTTCTGCGTATCAGCTCCGGAAACGGGCTGAGTCAACAGTTTCAGCGCTCTGTTTATCCTTGACCGTAAAACATTCGGAGCAAGAAGCTTGAAAACGGTATTAGCCGTTACGCCTATGCCAGTATCTTTCAGACTTTCAAGAATATTGTTACAGGCCAACTGTATCGTCGCTATATCGCGCGCCGCGTAATAGTTCGGATCGGTAGCCGGCAATGAAACATTTTCCGGAACCTGCCAAGCAACATCCGTTGCCGACGGCAATGCCTCTATCAGAGCGTAGAAAGCCAATGCCCTTGAAGCATAAAACTTGTTCCTAAACTCAATAGAAGTATCTTCCATGTTCCAAAATTTGTTGTCGGCCATCCATGTTTTTTCCCAATTCAGACCTCCGCCGTAAAGGTCAAAATTTACGGAAACTTTGTCACCGCTCATTTTGTAAACATCAGCTTTCATGCCCAGCTTAATTTTCTTAAAAGCAAGGCCGGAAAGAACGTCGAGGATTTCGAAGCCACTTTCCTGCGTCCCGGTATAATCCCGGATATCAAAAAACTGTTCATAGCCCAAATCAAAATCATCAAGAGCGTGGTATTTTTTCAGTATCGCTAAAATAGCGGGCGGAAAATCCCCTGACGTTGTAAAGGCCTGATACGCGGATTTCAGCTCGGGTACTCTATCCATAGCACCCATGAAAAACTGAAATGCCCCCATAAACTTCTGACGACCGGCCGCGGTATTAAGTTCAGCCTTCGCCTTCTTCCAATCAGCAATTATTCTTCCTTTCATCTTTCAGTCTCCTTATACAATACTCTTGTCCGCACCGCGCAGATCAATTTTCATCGTTGTATCGCCCGTTAATGCCGCCACCAAGCAGATTCCGCAAGCATCGCCTGAACTTTCAAGCTGATTATTTGCGTAAAAAACAACAGCCCCAACCGCAGCCGTAAATCCTGCCTTTTTTGCTACTACAATTTTATCGGCTTCATAAATCAAAGCACCCGTAGCCGTGTTAGCTATATCAACAGCAGGCACTCCAATAGTAGCCTCCACCTTCGTAAGCACTCCGGCTGCCAAGTCACCACTGGCAGTTATCTCCATGCTTTTGTACTTATCTGTCCTCAAATTAAAATCATTAGCCGCCATTTTTAGGCCTCCTTTTCATTTTCGCTCATTGCTTTTATTTTCGCAACCAGAGCATTCTGCTTATCAACATCATCCGAATTGTAATGCTTTTCCATTTTGGCCTCAAGCGCCGCAAGCTGTGCCTTTATATCCGAAAGTGTTTCAACTTTTTTCTCTTCCTTTTTCTCAACATCTTTTTTTGCCATTTTTCTTATCCCTCCTTTTTATGGGTTTCTGGTATCATGTCATTTTTCTCGGGGTCGAGATTTTCGTCTGATACTTCAGCGTCTACATCGGCGTCTTTTTTAGGTTCGTCCTTTTTGGCTTCCTCTTTCTTTTTGCCAGTGATAATTTCGACGTCCTTTTCATAAGCTGTAAGCTGGTTATCCACAAATTTATCAATCTCGTCTTTAACTTTTTCAGGGTCAGTAATATTAAATTGCGGAAGACGGTTTGTCACATAAATTTTTTGCTTATCGTCGAGTTTTCTCTCCGCAATATTTGTCGCCAATACATCACCGACTTGAAGTTTTGTTTTTTCGACCTCGAGAGTTTTGTTTTTGTCGGTAATTTCTTTTTTCTCTTTCTCCCAGTCCGCACGTGCGTCGTCGAATGCTTTGTCTGTCCGCTTCCGGTGTTCATACTCGCCGGTAACGGCTGTCTTTATCAGACTTTTGACAGTCACATCGTCTTTCAAAATTTCCTCACCAAACAAGCTGGTAGGGTTCAGATTAGCTTCCTTGATGGCCGCTAAAATTTCCTCTTTAGTCATAGTAACTCCTTTCCCGCTGTTCTGCAGTTCCGCTTCGAAGGCCTGAAAAGCACCTTGCAAAGTAGCCCCCGCAAAACCCGGACTAACCACCGCGGAATTGCCAAGCGCAATTCCCGTAATATCTTCCACATCGTCGACTTTAGCGACGCCGTTATCTATTGACAGGCTCACATTAGTTTCTATACTCGCCACGTCAAGTTTTTCTTTTCTAAATTCAGGATAAATATAAGCAACCACAAGCGCGTTTAATTTATCTCCTATGCTTTTTAAACCTTTGCCGACAACTTCTCCTATCGGGGTTCTACCGGCCGTTGAATTTGTGCCCTTCGCATGGAGATTAAAAAATTGAACACCCTCTTTTACTTTGTCTGCAATTTTGCGAATTGCTGATTTAAACCAGTGCTGCGTTCCAATTTCTCCGCGTGACAATAGTTTACCGCGCGCCTCGCCTTCGACGCCTATCGTATAAACTCTAAATTCAGGATGCTCGTCAAAGGATTTTATACGGTTGTATTGCCCGGCCGATATAAGATTAAGAATTTCGTTTTGCGCCATATTTTGAAGTTCGGCTATGATACGCTCTATTTTATATTCTTTCATTTTTCCTGTTCTCCCATTTCAAATTTTTCATCAACGTCCGGGACCCGCTTGAGCATTGTTTCTTTCCGGATAAGGCCAGACATCCACATCGGCAACCAAATTTCGGAAAGCTGTTTCAGTCTTTCCGGGGTAACAAAAGGAATGTCAACGGATATTGCGCCGGTCACATAACTCGTTTTCCATTTCTCGTTTGCCATTGCAATCGACTTATTTATAATTTCTTCGTAAGCGCCTATCCAAATTTTTCTATCCTTGGCCGTCACCGCATACAAAACTTCCATTAAGTTTTCTGCGGTTGCCCGATTACTTAACAATTCAGGGATACCAAGATAGTGGACGGGCACGCCGGTAGTCCCGGAAATCATTGAAGCCTGTTTTGTTATTTCTTTCAGAAGCGGCTCTATATCAACCCCGGTTAATCCGACAAGGCTAAATTCCGCAGTGCTGACGACAAGCGTTCCTATCTTCCAATTTACTGCCGGGCTTAAAAGTTTTTCCCATAAGTTTTTTGCCTCTTTCGGAGAGTCACATTTGAAATGAGGCGTCGGCATATTGAGATGATTGACGCGCCGCAAATCCCATAACGCTTTATCCAAGTCTTCTAAATTGCGAAGGCTCAACGCAATAACGGAAGTGGTATCATTCACATTTTTCATGCGTCCACCGAAGCGCTTATAGACAAATTCTTTTTGCTCCAATGGTTTCTTATAGAGGCTTGAATTTGAGAACGTAACCTTTTCGTAAACTTTTTTATTGTCGGCTTCCGTGATAATTTTATATTTATTATCTTCCCAGCTTATATGCTGAAAATCAATGCTTTTTTTATCGTCAATCGGCACTAAGTGGCAAAGGAATTTCCCTTCAATTTCCGCTTCGATAGCAAAGTCAATTGGTACCTCTTCGTCAATATCATTCAGTTCAAACATATTCCTGATAAAATCATAAGTCTTGTTTATTGCCTGTTCTGTCAGCTTTTCGTTTCCGTTGGCACCCGGCTCAACCTTTGATATTTTAATTCCACCACCCATTATAAAAGCCGTGCGGATTATGACTATTATTTTTGCAAGCTGATTGCCCCACTTGGCCTTCCCGTCAAATTTTGATGATAATTCTTTTGTGGCGGATGCATAGTCCGGATAAGGATTTCCTTTGTAAACAACTTCCGCTGCGGCATTTGATGTTAATATGCCGATTGCGTTTTGAAGTTCCGAGATTATTGAATCTCGCTGTTTATTCCCGAATATATCCAAGCCATACCTCCCGTCATTTTTTTGTCCGCCAAGATATAGCTTATCTTCCGTATTTTCAAACTACAAATAAAAAACAATCTTGTCAACACCTAATTTAGTATGGGTCTGTATTTCCACCAACTCCCATAAATCCTTCATCGTCCTCAGTTGGAGATATTTTCCACTTAACAAAATATCTCATATCGTCTAATGCGTGGTCATTTTCTTTGATAGGTTTTCCATTCCGTTGCCGGTATGAGCCAAATTCTTTTATAATATTCGTGCATTTTCGCGATATATGAAGTTTAGGTTCTCCAAGTATCGGATTTAATACATTTTTTACGGCTTCTATTCCGTCTTCTACTGCATTGTCAGCGCCAATTATATCTATTTCTTCATCTTCCCATTCCATAATTAAATCGGCGCGGGCTGGATCAGCAACCGCACCTTGCACATTATCCCACCAGTCTAACTTTTTGCATAATCTTAAAACACGCTGGTTGGTAGTATTAGGCTCGTATATTTCGTCGACTCTTACCCACCCTATCTCCGGAAAATCCTGCCATATACCGATTGAAAAAGGATGTATTCCGCCCCAATCTATCGATAACCATACATCAAGAGACAAATTGAAGTCTATATCTACCAAGTGTCTGTCAGCATCATAATTAGCACTATAAATTAAATCTCGCGCCCCTACCTTTTCACATAGCCATTCGGTTCGTATTGTTTCCATTGAATTTTGATGTAATTTTTTTGAAAAGTCTGAAATTTTATAATATCCATTTGCTTTTTTCATTTGTTTTCCCGGACATAATGTTGATAACGGACAAGTTGAACAAGAATAATCCCGACAACTCTCTAAGCATTCCCAAATGCAATATTTATAAATATTGTAACCACCCTTATTTTTAGCCATTGATAAAACATAATCCATAACTCCATTTGTATGGTGATTCGTGGAATAAATTCCAATGCTGGAATCTACCCCATATTTACTTTGTGGTTGTGATAATGCCGCCTTGAATATTTCTAAGTCCATTTCGTCAACTTCATCTAATACAAGTTTTTGCGGATGTCCACCTCTCGCCGATTTTTGTGAGGCCGTTAATATATGCACTTCTGACCCGTTTTCCCAAACAGTCTCTGATAACAACGGTTCTTTTTTTAGTATATTTTTTACCCCCGATATTTCCCAAAAACCATTCATCGCTTTATATGATTTCTCTGATTGCTCGCTACTTCCACCTAATATATTAGTTTCACATCGCGGGTAAATCCCGGAAAATATCCAAGCTATTAGCCCAGCCATATAGCTTTTACTTCCCGCCCTATTTGCCCAAAGTATAAAATCAGTAACATTCCCAAGTAACACATCTGAAAAAAATTGAAAAGGTGAAACGTGATTTTTGCCGCAATTTACTTTATCTGAAATAACTGGCTCTTGCAAGCCGTGTTCAAGAAATATTTTTATGTCAGTTTTATTGCGGAAGCCGTATTTAAAGCTATCCTCAATTACTTTTTTTGATAGCCCTGTTTCTCTTTTTAAGTTTACCTGCGATAACATCTTTTATAAAATCCCGACTATCTTTATAACCCGCCTTTTCTATTTCTTCTTTTATATTAAAATCTGTATTAATATTATTTAAGCCGCCGGAAAATTCCGATTTCATTTTCAGACTGAATTCGTCCGAACGCTTACGCTCTAAATACTTAAGAGCAAAGTCTGAATTATCAAGGCCACTTACTACTGATTGCCTTGCTTTTAATACTGGTTTGTTTAATAACGATTCCTTTCGTTCAGAAAGGTCTTTATGTTTTTTAAGATAATCAGATAATGCGGCTTTAGATATATCGGCGTAAAAAGCAGCTTCTGCGTCACTTCCGCCAATAGCCCAAACTTTTTCGAGTTTCTGAATTACAACACCTTTTTTTTTACCGTCAAACAGGGGTCTTCCCCCTTTATTTTTAGGTTTATTTTTTTTCTTTTTATTAACAGTTTTCTTTTTACTTATATTATTATACTGCTTCATCTTTCCGGCGTCTTTTTCTTTGACCCTTTTCTGCTTTTTCTTTTTTTTATGGCTGTTTATTTTCCCAGCAGACCTATCACCGTTTGCTTTTTGTGATTTTTTGTTATTATTTTTCATCACTCTATATTAAACATAATAAAGAGATTTTGTCAAATAGTTTTCGTGCCTGAGGGCAACTTTGGATATTTACATATATCACTTATGAACAGTTTAATTTATCTGTTTATCGCCATTTATGAATTTCCGGTTACACCCGATTTTATGTCGCTCCTTACGGTTTGCCCTGCAGTATATTTTCCCGGAAACATTTTTATAATTCAGCCTGCAGTTTGGAAGGCAGGTTGTAGTATTTTTTTCTTTTTTCGTTTCCGGCCATGCTTCTTTTCCGTGAACCATATTTAATCCTCCTGTGGCGTTTTCTTACTTCTGTATTATAGTAATACTTACACCTTTTCTATCAACACTTTTTTCCGGCAAAAAGGAACCTTCCACAATCTTATCTGCCAGCTCTCTCAAAATTACGGCAAGCTCATTTTTCGGCTCTTTAAAGCCGGACGTTTTCAAATTGATATCTATTTTTATAATTATCATTTTACTTTCTCTTCCGACAACTTTTCAATAATCTTCCGCACAAACCTCGCCACGGACTTCGGCGTTGGCTCGCCTTTACAAAAATATCCGAGTTCAAATTTCCAGTCTTGTATCTGATGTGTGAGGCGTTTATTGCGCGCTTCCAGTTTTTTGATTCGTTTTTTGTCAGTCATTTCAACCCCATTGCTCCGCCATTGCGCGCGCAATTCCGGGGAAGGTTTTACTTCTTGCTTTTGCTCTATTCCCTTGACCCTTCATTCCTTCGGAAAAAGTTATTTTCTTGCCTTTGCATTTTTCTCCTTGACATATATATAAAGGTTCGGGTTTTTTAATATGAGTTTCCGCGTCAAATAAATCATTATTTTTTATATGTATTAATGGGGATAAACCTTTTAACCACAAATAAGTTCTCTTTGAGGCATTATCTCCGAAATAATACGGTTGAATTTCTTGACTATATTTCGCTATTGTCGGAGACGCGCAACCTCTCGGATTTTCCAAACATATTTTATTTATTGGAGCTAACCACAATTTAGCAAAAAATTGAAGTGCTTTTAATCGTTTTTGCAATCTCCCCTGATTATTCCAATGCCTTGTGCCGGCATAAGTTAAATATGTGCACGGCGGAAAACCTATCATCATATCCCACCCATCATTTAATATCTTCAAAACATCTCCTTTTATATGCCATTCAGGATATCCACCGGAGCAATCTATAATATCCGCGCTAAATGCTTTATGTCCGTGCCTCCGCATTTCTATACAAACCGCCTGACTTTCTTCGCACGCAATCAATATCTTCATTTTCTATGCCCCCGCTCCATTTTACCCCGCCGCTGTTCCTCCGCAACTTCCCACATTTCAGATATGTGTTCTTTTGTGAGATTAACCTTAACTTTCGGATGCCACTTCGCCAGATATTCGTTCATCTCGGCAAGCGTCTTTTGGTAGCAGTCCATTGTCAATATCACCCTGCGGGCGGAGGCGGGTATTTCGTCGCCTAAAATCTTCACGCCGTCGCCTCAAATTCGTCGTAGGTCATTAGAGTTTGCCTT